GGACAGAGATTGTTAAACCACGATCATCGGTGAAGTCACTGATGTCGATTAGGGCATCTTCAAGGCTCGTCTCATTGAGATCCGCCATTGATGTAGCTCTGTTCGCAGCTGTGCCACCGCCCGCTAGGACGTGCGCAGTGTTAATCAGAGACAAGCCATCACCGCCTGTGTAAGACGAGGAAAATGCGTTATTTAATACGTCTGCACCCTTGACTTCCTTGGTGTTAGCCATGGATTTCGCAAGTGCTTTGGTATATCGCTTACCCAAAGAATCGTAAAGATTGTCCTCTACAGCCTCTTCTGTTAAAGCAAATGCAAGCGCGATTGTGTCGTGCGTGTATCTGCTAGTGTAACTTTCAGTAGCCTGGTCGAAATCCACCGAGCCGCCTTCAGTTTTTGTAGGAGCGCCGCCGAAGCCTGTGATCAAAACCTCTTCCTCAAAGGCTCGTTGAGAGTCTTCGATAGAAAAAATTTCAGCGTATTCGTTTGTGTATTCGTCATACGACAAACCAAATAAACTGTTCAGACCTGGTTCTAGCTCCTTTGCTAATTGTGCTCTTGAAATAGCCATTAGTTATCTCCTTCCTAAGCTAGACCAGCAGCTTTCAATCCAAACACGTGATTCTGTATAACAGCGTACACGTTTGTATTGGAAGAGCCTACGTCTTGGTTGTTGGGATCCTGAGAGATGTCAATCACCTTCAGGGGTAAGGTCTGGGTGGTCGCCCCAGTTGACACATCAACCTCGTCTCCAGAAATACCAGTTTTGGTACTCCCAGAGTTAGTTTTAATGGTGTCAAAGTTACCCAGTAAATCTGCAACAGGAAAAGCTTCGTCTGCTTGAATTTCAAAAACGACCATAGGATCGTCAATGATATTAGCAATGATATCAGAAGCAGCTGTTGAAGCTGGGTAATAGTTTTTAAAGACCTGTTCGCCTGTGGTTGGGTCTGTATATGAACAGCCATTGAATACCCCAATCAATGGAACAGTTCCACCAACGGCATGTATTTCTACACCACCACCAGTGACTTGCATAACCAAGTCGCCTTGGTAAATCGCAGTTCCATAAGATGAAGCAATTCGATAACGTGACTGCCCGCCATTATACGGGGCCCCACCAATCATTTTTACAGGTTTTAGTCCAAAAGAAGCGTCTTTGTTCGCCATTTTGTTCTCCTATAGATTATATTGGTTAAGTGCATTTCTGCACCAGTTATTTTTTGCCGAAGGATACTCTTGAATCCCTTTGGGGATCATACTTCACATATCGACCATCTTTTCTGGCTTCGTTAAACATTGTATTGTCTAGCGCCCCCACAGCATCACGTGATACGCCTTCGTAGTAATCGTGTCGCTCTTTAATGGTTTCATTAGGTATTTTGGCAAGAAGTAATCCATCATTATAAACGATACCAGCATGTCGGCTATGTTCGTCCGCCGTCGGTAATTCCCAATCACTAGGGAGATCGGTCCCTCTTACGAGTTCCCAACCTTCTCTTAAACGTCTACTGACGTTTGCGCGATCTTCTTTTCCCAACATTGACTCCCTAATCCAACGGTATGTATACCCTGGAGGAGCCGGCGGCGTTTCCAACCTTCTGACTGGTCGCCATGGTTTTCTACGAGTTTCTTTATCGTGCGTCTCGGAATCACGAGATTTTCTATCTGCTACTTTTTTTTCTTCAGTCATTTTACATTGCCTCCCTAGATGCAATTCGTTGCTTTTCAGCTGCCACGCGCTTCAACCAAGCGTCTTCGCTCATGTTGTGCGGCTTTAGCCCTCTAAGGCGCTCTACTTCTGACTTCGAAAACGTAACGCCATTTTTTTTGCCTTGTGTTTTTTGACGACCACTGCCTATGGTGGCGGAAGCAACTCTTTGCACAGAGGGTTTAACTTCGCTTTGCGCGTCTTTACTTTCAACATTTGCGTTCTGCAAATGTGGGTAAACTTTATAAACTCGGTTGTTTAATTCATCATAATAATCATCAGAATCCGGCTCATGCCCTTCGTTGATTAGATTATAGTGTTGGAAATATGCGTACTGGGTAGCTTCTAGGTTACCCTGGTCCTCGGCATCTCCATACCATTTATTTTTTTCATACCAACTCAGGGCTTCCGACGTTGGTTCTACAACGGGCTGCTGCTGTTGTTGTACGGGTTGCTGTTGAACAGCTTGCTGATATTGAGCCTGTTCGCTCGCCTGTCTATTTTTAGCAAGCCTAATTTTTTCTTTTTGGATGCTCAGATCACTTTTGAGAGTGTCCGCTTTGGACATTAAACCTGCATCACCAGACTGCACGGCCTTTTTGTAGAGATCATCAGCTTGCTGTTCTTTAGCAATAATTGCTGCTTCTTGATTTTGTATAACGGTGCCGGCTTGTATTTGTGAATGATTTCTAAGAGCGTGTATTTCTGCTTCACGCGACCGTGCAATTTGCTCAGCCATAGAAGCTCTTTCTTCGGCTGCTCGCGTTTTGGCGTTCAGCTTGTTAATTCGCTTAGAAACCGACTTAGTATATGTCTCTAGTTCGTCATCAGGACTAGCTTTTGCCTCAACAACAGCGTCCTCTTCGACGTTAATTTCGATTTCTAAGTCTTCTGCTTGATTATTTTCTGTCATGTTAGACGCTCAGTATATCATCTGGATTTAAGATTGTGGCGATAACCTCGTCATCGTTAATAATTCGGACCTCGGCGCCATCGTCCAGTTTAAATCTAGCGCCAGAATAACGGCCAATGAGAACCCATTGCTTCTCTTCGCACCATGCCTTTTCGCCATATTTGTTTTTGTCTCCGTAACATAAAGGACCTTGTTTAACGACAAAAGCAACCACGGTTGCCAAAGCTTCTTTATCTAATGTGCCCTGGGTAAGAAGAATCCCGCCTTTTGACTTGACTTTGCCGCTATAAGGAAGCACAAGCATTCGCCAGCCGGTTGGCTGTGGCATTCGGTCTAAAACAGATTGTTCTAAAAGCGTAGGATCTAAAACTCTGTCATCTTGCTCAACATACGCACTTAAAACCGTTTCTGCCGCTGCCTCCGCCATCTATTTGTCCTTGTTGATCTCTTTTAGCTCGCCTTCAATATAGTATAGCGCATTTAGCTCGCCTTGCAAAAATTTATAATGTTCTATACTTTCTAGTGCGCCCGACATAAGCGTCTCAGAGATCTGCTTTTCTCGCTCCCTGATCAATCTCTTAACGATGTCAAAATAAGTAAGTTCTTCCATTTGCTTGGCAACGATGCCCGCATTAATTTCTAACTTTAAACTTCAGGCCCTTCTTTGCCGCACCCTTGCCTTTCATATTGACAATTGCAGTAACGCCGTTGTTTTTACCAATCGCGTTAGGATTTGGTTTATCAAACGACTTGTTACTTGGCACTTTTTTAATAGCCATAACGCACTCCTATCTTCTATTTTTTGAACCCTTGGGTCTGCCTCTTGGCTTCCCTTTTGCCTTAGCAGCTGGTTTTTTCGCGGGCGCCTTTTTCTTTTTGGGCGCTGCTTTTGGCTTTGCAGCCCGTTCTTCAGCTACTACTACCGGCTCTTCAGCTACTACTACCGGCTCTTCAGCTACAGCATTATTTCCAGCCTCAATTCTAGCCACTTTTTTGGCTATTCTTGCCATGTTTGCAGCGTGTGACTTAGCTTCTTCAGCCTCTTTAGCCTCTCTTGCTTCTACCTCTGCTTTGCGGTCCAGCTTTTTTTGCGCTCTTAAAGCGGCAATTTCATCTAATCTATCACTATTCATATTCACGCTCCTCTGGACCTAGCTTCTCATTTTTTGTTCCAATTCTAGCAGCTTCAGGTCCGCTTGCTGCTTCAATCTTTGAATTGACACATCCAGTTTATCATCAGCCACATCTTTTTGTACATTTATACGCTGACGTTGGATTTCATTTTCTAACAATTTTTCTTGACTTCGCTGACCTTGTTTCATTTCAAACTGGGTCTGTTCTTGATCCATTTGCTTATCTTTAAGGTCTAATTCTTGTTGACGGATCGCCACCAGCGGATCGTCTGCACCACCCTGGCCGATAGATTGTAAGAACTCTTGTGTCAGCTGAGCCAATATTGGCGCAGCAAATTGATCGTTTAGCATTTGTATTTCTGTTGCAGCCGCTTGCGCCTGGTCTGGCGGCAACTGTTGCATTTTTTCTTGAACCGCCTGGATACGCTCTTTAACCTCCTCTGGTATTTGCTCCTGCGCAAGCTGAGAAGCCATAAACTGCAAATGCTGCATAGAATGGCTAATGATAATTGACTGCATCTGTGGGTTTTCTTTAACCACTTGCGTTAAAAATAAACTTCTGTGCGCTTCAGTATGAGATTGGTGGTTTTGCGATTCAAAAGCTTGTTGGGGTTGAGCCATCATCAAACCAGAATTTTCTAATCCAGAGTCTATTGGCTTGGGAGTCGTGTCTGGAGGTGGCTGTAAGAGGGCATCTACATTATCCACTCCTAAAGCGCTATACATTCTTCTGTAAGCTTCAAACATCCCAATAGGACCATGTATCTCTGGGTTGCTTTGAACCATTTGCAACAGCTCTTGGGCAAGTGTGATTCTTTGGCTTTGGCTAAATATGTTTGGGTCTGAAACAGGAATAATGTCAATACGGTCATCAAAATCTGTTTGTTTAATCGCACCAGGCCCAGTGCCTGTGTCGTATCCGTAATCTGGTGGTAAATATTCGGCCAACACTTTAGCAAGCAATTTAAACTCAAGCCTCTGCGAGTAGTGCAACCTTTTATGAATTGCACTCATCACTTTGGTTCCACGCTCCAATAACGCTACCGTAGTGCCAACAGGCATGGCTGCATTCGCATCACCTATATTCGTGTCAGCTATTGCAGCAAAACGCTTTCCAGAATCTACAAGAATGCCTAGCAACGACATAAGCACCTGGCTTGGCTCTTTAATCGGCAGCGGAATAAGGTTATCTCTTAACGAGCCGCCGGTTGTGTCAATATCTCTAAATTCACCTGGCTGTAGTGGCTCATCTTCATCTCGTATCCTCATGCCCCTGGCTTTAAAGCCAGCTGGCAAATTAGCTAATGTTCCGGCATCAATTAATTGTCTTAATATAGATGTGCTGGCCTTTGATATTCCACCAATCATGTGAGACAGGCCTAGCCCATAAAAACCAAGGCCTGGTAAAAACTTATATTGCACAAAAAAGTTAATTTTGTTCTTGTAAGGATCTAGTTCATTATAATTTCGGCGTATTGCCAAAACTCTTTCAGACTGTTCGTCAATCGTAACAATGTATGGTAATTTCAATCCTGTTGGCTCGCCGTCTTCTTCAAACCCTTCTAAATCTAGAATGGTGTGTACTTCATAAACATTATGATCCCTGTCTTCTGCATAACTTGCTTTGATGCCTTGTAATTTATCTATTTCGGTTTCAACTTCCGACTCATCGCTATCATAAGAATCTACGCTGACATCTACGTCTGCATAGAACCCAGAAAGTTGTTGTTTTTTAATTTCGTTGACAGACATGCTTATGGCGTGCGTAACACGCTCGGCACTAGAAAGATCGGATGCCTCATAAGGCACAATCAAATCTTCTGGGGAGATAAACTTAGAAACCGCTCGGTTTAATACGTTGTCGTAATGTACTTTTTTAAAGGCGCTGCCAGCTAATGGTAGATAAAACAACAACATATCCAGCTCAGGGTCATAATCTTCCATTACGTTCATAATGTAGAAGTTCATAAACTCCTGGACACGATCTGCTTGTGTTTCAGTCTCAACGGTCCTTGCGCCGATAATTTGTGTTTTTACAGGCCCCTTTTGCGGCAACATTTCCTTGTAGGCCTGAGCCTGGAATTGGGTTACAGCTTCAGCCAGGATCGGGTGAATTACCCCAGAGCTGCCCTCAAACGGCTGTGATCTGCCTTCGTCAAACTTCATGCCTAAATATTTTAGGCCATCGGTGTATGTGTTTTCCCAGTCTGATCTTGATTCCTTGTCTTGGTTTATTGACGCTAAAATATCAGAAGCAAGTTTATTTAAGATGTCGTCATCAATAAACTCCGATAAATTTGCATCAAAAGAAACACCTGGCTCTTCCTCTATATATTGCTCATCGCCCAATAAAACGCCTTCTTCTGAAACTAATATTTCAGCAGCGTCTCTGATTTGATCTGCACGAGAAGCCTCTGGAAAAACCTCGACAGCTGAGCCAGTGACTTGCACCTCTGGGGTGTCTTTCGCAACTTGCTCTCTTTTTTCTATGGCCATAATTCAGTGTAACACTTTTGTTAGTTGTTAATAATACACCACACGCTTTTTGTTTAAAAAATCGGCTTCGTCAGGATAATCTGCCTCTAGGGACAAAAACCCGCCCTGCCTAAACCTCATCAATGCCATTGTAGCACTGTCACAATAATCGTCGTGGTCGCCATACGGGAAGCTTGCCATTTCCTCGATAACCTCGTCACTAAATGTTTCGTCTGGGGCCCAAACCATGCCGCTTTCAAATATTGGCGCGACAGAGTTCATTCTGGCAACTTTATCTTGCCCTCGGCTTGGAGCATAGGCTGTTACTGGTATTCCCATTCGTCTAAGCTCTTGAGTCAATGGTGTGCCAGACGCTTTTGCTTCAATTAATACGCAATCAGGCTCCCAATATTTATATTCATCCCATGCTAATTTTTTCAATTCAGGAAAATCAACACGCACTCTTTTTGCGTCAAGCAACATTATTTGTTCTGATTCTTCATCTCCAGCAACGCCAGGTTTAAATATTGCCCAAGTTGTTATAGCCGAGTAGTCAGCGGTTTCTTTTTTACTGAAAGCCGTGTCGTAGCTTTGTATAACGTAGCTGTAAGGTGGCACATCTTCCTGCTCCCACCGATTCCACCATTCTCTTTTAACAATTGCTCCGGTTTCAGCTGTTGGGTTTTGCAGCCATTGGCTGTTCCATTTGGAAATAGGCAGAGATGCCTTGACAGACAACAACTCTTCTTTCGTCCAATATTCTGGCCATAAAGGCATTTTTGACTCTGGCATTATTGCGGGAAACTCGACAATCTCCCATTGGTCCGCGTGTTCTGAGCTTTGATTCTTTAGTACCTTGCCAACCAGGTCTTTTGTGGACCAGCGGGTCATAACTATTATGATGATTCCGCCAGGCTGTAAACGCTGTCGAGGTCCAGATGTATACCATTCATAAGCGCTTTCCATGGCCGTGGGTGACATAGCGTCTTGCTCAGAATGAGGATCATCAATAATAAGCAGGTCCGCGCCACGGCCTGTAATCGCACCACCTACGCCAGCGTAGAATGATTCACCTTCTTGGTTTGTGGTCCACCGCCCAGCACTTTTATTATCGGGTTCTAGCTTTATATTTGGAAACACCTTTTGATAATCGTCGCTATCAATTATATTTCTTACTTTACGGCCAAACCTGACTGCAAGCTCCGCCGTGTGGGTGGTTTGTATAATTTTTAAATTACCGCGCAAACCCATCATCCAGCTCGGAAAATAGGTGCTGGCAAATTCAGATTTAGAGTGTCTTGGCGGCAAACATACTATCAGCCGCTTTAATTTCCCTTGGGCAATCTTATTAAACTTATCACCAATAATTTTATGGTGGCGCCCCTCAATAAATTCTGGCCAAAGCTGTTTTACATAACTAATAAAGTCGCCCTGGCACTTATCTTGTAATTCTATCTGGTCGTATCTGTTTAAAAGAGCAAGCGCCTCTGTCTTGTCTTGTTGAGACAGAACGTCAAAATCTTTTAGTGATACTTCTGCCATAACCTGCAATTAAACCTCGTGCCACAATTTGTTTTCCCACAACAAAGACTCCGCCTCACGCCTACGGATTAAACCGTCCAGTGTTTTACCACTGGCCTTATTCCAACGCTTCATTTCGCTGGGCACTTTTTCGTGCTTGCCTTCATTTAGCACGCGCAGCAGTGTGCTCGATTTCAAATTGGTCGGGCCCAAGTTAAAGGTCCAGGCAACCAGGGCATCAAATTGATTTTGCTCTAAATCAACGGTAACCAACTTGTCAACGTAGCCTTCAAATTCTTCTAGGTCTTCAGCTAACATTTGGTCAGCTTCCTCTTGTGTGCAAGTATCACCGTCGTCTACGTCTTTAATGTGGCCATATCCGATTGTTGCCACGTCGGCGCTACAGCGGTAACTTTCCAGCTCGCATCCCTCAAATTTCTTAATCAGCGCCTTGCCTTCTTCGCTTATTCTCATGCTTTTATTCTCCCCAAACTTTGATTTTTTTGCCGCCGTGATATGCAACGGCATGGCCCTCGTCGATAAGAATTTGACAAATGTCTTTACCGTCTTCTGTATAAGGGATACCCAAAATTCTACCATATTTACCTTTCCCCAAAGATTTAACTTTAAACTTTCCTGTGCAAAGCTTTTTCAATCTTTCTTTTGCAGCTTTACCCATAACCTTTTCTTTGGCTCTGTTTGGATACCTTTTAATATTGATTCTAGACTCAGGAGTGTCAATACCCGCCAGTCTAATTCTTTGCTTATGCAACTTGACTGAAAATCCTAAATCCAGTACACAATCTAAAGTATCTCCGTCTATTATTCTATCTAGTATTGCGTTATACACAAAAGCATCTGGCGCATCATTCATCTTTATTCTCCGTTTCTTGGGGCGCTTCTTTATCTTGCTCCCTGTAATATTTAATTATTGCCAGCACGTTAGTAATATATCTTTTTAACTCAGCCATGTTCATGCTTAATGATTCATAACCTTGCGTGCTAAGTGCGTAATATGCTTCTGGCGGGGCGTTGCCCTCTTCTACTAACTTTAAGTATTCAGCCATAAGCCCTGGTGTAAGAACCCTCCAAGTCAGATCTTGCATGTTTACTTCAAGCGGCATCGGAGGGTGGTACATCGGTGCGGGCAAAGTGATAGTTTTCACTTCAACCGGTTGTGTACTGGGCAGCAGTGAGCAGCTGCACATGAAGGTAACTAAACTAATCAGTAATAGGTGTTTCATCGAACATATTTGGATTTGTAAGCGCCGCAAAGTCTTGGCCGACTTTTTGGGTGCCTCTGTTAATGATGTTTTCTATTAGACCAGGCTTGGCTAAAGCTAGGTTGCCCAAGCTGTGTCTTTGAAATGTGTTACGGAGCTGATTTACCTCGCGCATCGCTTCTTGGTTCTGCGCGCTCAATTGATTTATTTGTTCTGTGGTTTGTTGTTGTTTGGCTAGATAATTGTCGATTGAAGCGTTTTGTTCTTCAATTTTACCCTTTAAAACAATAGAGTTAGCCTTTAGCGTAGCTATCTCGTTTGCCTGATACTTGATGTAAAAAGCAGACCCTCCGGCAACCATTATTAATAGGCTGGTGGTAATAATTGCAAGCTTGAATCCCATGTATATACCCGTAATTTGTTTTCTTTGCCCTTTACTTTAATTGGTTCTAGCTCTTTTAGCAAATATTTGCAACTTTTTGCAGTTTCTTCACCAATCAAAATATCAACCCCAACCTGTTTAGTGGCGCTCTCATATCTAGCGGCTTCGTTAACACAATTACCTATTGCGGTGTAATCGAACCTGGTATTGCTCCCCATATTTCCTACACAGGCAGTGCCACTTTGGAGGCCCACGCCAATAGCAATATCGGCCTCCATGGTTTCGTTTAGCTCTTTGATTCTTTCCTGTATTCTTACCGCCGCTTCTATTGCTCTATTTTCATGTTGCGGCAAGTCAAGGGGTGCTGAAAATATCCCCATACAGGCATCGCCAATAAATTTGTCTACCATTCCACCAGCTCTTTGTATTTCTTCTACTTGCACGCTGAGAGTGGCATTCATAATCTCCGTTACCTCTTCTGGCGTCATTTTCTCGCTCATTGATGTAAAGCCACGCAAATCAGTGAATAAAAACGTGCAATACCGTGTTTCTCCACCTAATTTAAGCAAATCTGGCTGCTTTTGGAGCTGTTTTACCTGCCTAGGATCCAAATAATGCTCAAATTGCTTCTTAATCTGCTGTCTAAGCTTAAATTGTTGCCTAAAATTGAGATAAAACGCCGTAGAAGCCGTTAAAAACTGTGAAATTAAGGACCAGCTTACGTCGATAAGTATCCCTTTTTGTATTAAGTACACTCCGCTATACCCTGTGAGGGCAAAAACAGCCGCAAAAGCGCTTGCACCAAGCGTTATGCCAAGGTTTAGTACCAAAAGCCAGGTTAAGACTACTGTGAGCAACAATATGCCTATTTCAGCGGCTAGGGCGTAACCAGGCACATATGGGCTGTTTTCTATCAGAATGCTCTCTGCCAGGGCTGCTTGTATCTTGTGTGGCTCCATAAGCCCCGCTGGTGTGGATAACTGTAAACTTATGCCTTTAGCTGTAAAGCCTAAAAAAACAAA